ATGACAGAAAGAACACTTTCTACTGTTAAGTTAATCTCACAATCATACTTAGGTAACGAAACTGAAGAAGATGCAATCTTACCAATTCTTCCTTTAATTAGAGAGTCAATGGTTAGATCACATGCAAGAGGTATCGAAAATGCTATCCTAGCTGGTAACCACGACAATGGTGTTTACACATCTGGCGCATTTGAAGGTCTATTAGCAGCTGCTGATAGTGACAACCACGAAACTTCTGATGGTGCTTCTGGTTTCGCAGCAACTGATGCAGTTACTGCAGCTGACCTATTAGGCATGAGAAAGAATATGGGCAAATACGGTGTTAATCCTTCAGACGTAGTTTATATCGTGTCACAAGACGTGTATTATAACCTACTAGAAGATGCTGAATTCCAAGATGCTAACTTAGTTGGCGACATGGCTACTAAGCTAAGTGGCGAAATTGGTCAAGTATTCGGTTCAAGAGTACTACTATGTGACGAATTCGCAACTAAAGCAGCTGGTATCTATGGTGCTGTTGCAGTCTACCCAAGAAACTATGTAATGCCAAGATTAAGAGGCGTTACTATTGAGTCAGACTACGAAGTAGCTAACCAAAGAAGAGTATTAGTAGCTTCACAAAGACTTGGCTTCACCGATTTAATCGATGGTGCTACATCTAAGTGGGCATTTGCATACAAAGGAGCTTAATATTAGGCTTATGGTTTTGGTGGGTTGCCTTAAACCCACCACTTTTTAACTATGGCAGACTTAATAACAGTACAGGAATATAAAAATGCAGAAGGCATAAATGGTCAGAAAGAAGACCAACGTCTTGATATTATAGTTCCACAAGTTAGTGACCTTGCAAAAAAGTATTGTGGTACATCATTTATTGATTACTACTCTTCAGCTAAGACTGAAACTTTTACAATCAAGGATAAATACACTACAACTGTTATTGTAAGTGAGAGCCCATTGGTAACTGTAAACTCTGTAAAAGAAAGAACAGGATATGGAGAAGATTACCAAACTCTATCTACAAGTGATTATGAATATTACGTAGATACAGCCAGCGACGCGATTATTCGTACGAATCAATCGGGTGGTGAAAAATACTGGGCAAGTGGTGTTGGAAGTGTACAAATAGAATATACAGCAGGATATGCGGCAACACCAGCAGACTTGAAATTAGCATTATTTGATTTAGTAACATATTATTTAAAAGATGAACATAAGGAAAGAAGAACAATAGCAGGCGCTACGCTACAGAATCAAGGTACTTCAGGAGTCAGGGACAATACAGATTTCCCAGACCACATAAAGAGAGTACTTGATTTATATAGAGTTATAATTTAATGGCTATAAAAAATATGTACCAAATTTTTCTCAATCAATTAGATAGAATTGAGAAAATAAGAGAAGAATCTGCAGAAACATATGAACATAAATATTTTTTTCCTTTAAATAAAACAACTCAAGTTATAAAAGCAGCGTTTGCGTCAGTAGTTAATGGTAGAAGAATTACAAAAAATAATCCAGGTTTTACAAAAGGCGGAGATTTAGAAAACTTTGTAGATAAAAATTTAGATACTGCTTACTATAAAATTTATACTATTACCAATATTGTTAAAGAGTTTGAACAAAAATTTCCAGGAGCAATATTAACTGAAAGTAGTTCTAAAACAAATCCTGGGGTAAGAATAATAGAAGGGTCTTATCAACAAAGACAACGTGGAAATGTAAAGAGAGATAGAACTATTGTTACTGATAAGTTATTAGTAGAGGCAGTAAGTGAATTAATAGAGTTAGTAGCAAATGAATATGATAGAGCTAATCCTGCAACGGATAGAATGGGAAATTATCTTAGAAGTAAGATTACAAATGACTATGAAATGACTGGAAAAGTACAGGGAATAGGAATGGGGTTACACGGAAGCCGTGATGCTGACTCCACCGTAGCAATGATAGCTGTTTTAAAAGGCATAAAAGAATTAAGTGGCAGAAAGCTAGACAAAATGTCAGATGTAGCTCTTGGAGCAGTACAAGAAGAAACAAATAAATTAAACAATATATTCGGAGTTAGGAAAAACTTTAAGTTGAATAAAATAACTTTAGAAGAATATATGAAAAATCCTAAATTAATAGACACTTTAGAAATTGATATAGAATATGGAACTAATTTAAGTCAATCGGAAATGCAAGAATTTGATGCAAAACAAATCAAAGCAGAGTTAGAAGCCGCAAGAGATGCAGCTATAGAGGGATTAAAAGCAGAACAAGAAAAATGGGGAAAAGATTATATTGCAATGAAGGGTTCTCCAAGTATAAAAGATAAAATAGAAAAAGGAATACCTAGCACCGTTGCAGAAACTTTATTTAAAGGACAAAAAGTAAAAGGAAAATATCCCAAACAAAAAAGTAAAACTACAAATAAAAGTAAAGCTACTAAGAAAACTAGACAAAGAACTTCTAAGAAAATAAGTTCAAAAGCAGCTAAGGGAGCAAAAGTAACTTACGCTAAACGTAAGCAACAAGAACAAAATAACCCTATAGCTTTAAAAGAACTGATTAATGCAGCTCTTCCTCAAGAAATTCTAAGTAGAATGCATCCTCCAGCTCTAGTTAATAGAACAGGAAGATTTAGAAATAGTGCAGAAGTTACAAATGTTATGATAGGGCCAAGAGGTGGAACTCAAATAGATTATACATATATGAAAATGCCTTACCAAACTTTTGAACCAGGCTATGCACAAGGAAGTACTAATAGAGACCCTAGAAGAATAATAGGAGCAAGTGTCAGAGAAATAGCACAAAAATTAACAGGAAATAGATTTATAACAACTAGGAGTGTATAATGGCAGAAAGAGGATATACTACAAGAAGAAGCGCTATTGTTAATGCTTTTGTTAATAAGTTACTTACTATAAATGGAACAGGTAATTTTTTAAGTTCTGTTTCAAATGTAGAACCCAGATTAAAATTTTGGGATGAAATTGAAGAATTTCCCGCAATACACATAAATGCAGGAAGTGAAACAAGAGAATATTTAGGTGCAGGAGAGAAGTTTAGATATTTAACTTTAACTTTTCGTTGCTACGTAAATGAAGACGACCCAGTCGAAGCATTGGAAAGATTAATGGAAGATGTGGAAACAGTTATAGAAACAAACAACCCAATAACGTATACTGATAATTTAGGAAATAGTCAAAGTACTATTCAAACAAGTATAATCAGTATTGACACGGACGAAGGAGTTTTAGACCCTTTTGGAATAGGCGAAATAATTACCACCGTCCAATATTAGAAAACAGCCACGGCAAACTAAAGTTTAGCCAAAGCTCTTTTCATTAAAATAGGAGAAATTAAAATGGCAGATACATTTTATTTTAGTCGAGATACTAAAGTAGTCTTAGAAGACTCTCAAGGAGTAGGATATAATATACCTGTTCTGGACGGCTTTAGTTTTTCTCAGGCGACAAATACAACTGAGGTAACTCTTAATGAAATGGCTACAGCAGCAGGTGTAAGTAGAAGAGCAAGACAAATGTTTACTGATTCTTATGCACCAGCAGAGTGGTCTTTTTCAACATATATTAGACCTTTCACCTCTGGTGGTGGTGGTGGCACTGAGCATGCCAACGCATTTAGTCATGTAGTAGAGGAAGCTTTATGGAACGCTTTAGCAGGTTCAGCTGCAATCGGCCAATCAGGAGCAGGTTTTACTTCAGCTGATGCAAACGGAGCAGATTTAGCTTTTACAAACTCTAATAAAACAGCATTAGATACATTTGATTTATACTTTGAAATGGGTAGTGGCAAAACCAACCCTACTATCTATAAAATAGAAGGATGTGTTGTAAATGAAGTTTCAATTGATTTTGATATTGATGGAATTGCAACAGCAAACTGGTCTGGTTTTGGTCAAATAATTACTGAAGCTGCAGCAATGGCTACAGTGGATATTTCTGAAGGAACAGCAGCAGCTGATACAAATAACTTTATTAGAAATAGATTAACAGATTTAACTGTTGAAGCAACAGCAGCCTCTGATATTGAAACTTCTTATGCTTTAACACTAACAGGTGGTAA